GGCACCCGCACCGGCTTCGTGAGCTCGTCGTAGGCCGGCGCCGTGTACTGAAGACCAGGAACACGTGGCACGTAGCTCGCCACGTATTCCTTGGCCGTCAGCGGAGCTCGTTGAGCAGCAGCTGCACTCGCTCCTCCTGGTAGACCGGGCACCACACCAGGAGCACCAGCTGCGGCAGCAGGCTTGGCCGTATCCGGATGCGAGATCTTCCACAGCATCCGCCCGCCCAACACCAGCGCCGCAACCGCCACCACCGGCAAGGCATACAGCAGGTAGTACTTCTTCGGGATCGACTTCTTGTGCGTGTGTGCATCGGCCGACTTGTACCAGTCGAACACCTTCTTCGGGTACGGAAACGTGCTGTGCAACGCCCTCTTCAGGTTCGCATTCGTCGGGTCCTGCACCTTCTGCATCTTGTACAGGTCCGCCTTCTGGCGGCCCCACTGCCGGATCAGGTGGATGTGCTCGCCGGCGAGCTTCTTCAAGTGGTTGTCGACCAGGCTGGGGTCCTGCGTCATGAAGAACAGGTCGAAGCCCTTGTGCCGGTGCGTCTCGAGCTCCGACACATGCTGCGGAGGCTTCGAGCTCGAAGGCCTCGGCGGCATAACCTTCTGCACCTCGTCGATCACGATGATCGACTTCTCAGGGCACTCGTACCACTTCGTCGGGTCCTCGAGCTGCGTCCACGGCAGCGTGAGCTCAGGAATGCCGTAATAGAACACCGGCCTGCTCTCAGCCTGCCGCTTCGCCTCCACGAACGAGATCGTGTAGAGGCTCTTACCGTTACCCGGTTGACCCGTGATGAGCGTCAACATGTTGGCCTCACTTCTGGATCATCTTGCGCACCGAGCCACCCGTGAGCCCGGACAGCGAAGCACGAATACCAAGCGTGGTCAGGATCATGTTCATCGACGTACCCACCTTCAACACACCGAGAATCCCCACCACGTTCCACGGCAACGTGCCGGTGCCAGCGACGTACTGCTGAAACAACGTCTTCACGCCAGTCATCATTGCATCGATGCCCGTGAACATCACGAAACCGATACCCAGCGCGACCAGGGCACGCCCCACCAACGACACGCAGGCCTGCGCGAGAAAACCAACAATGGCCGAAGCCAACAAAGCGGCGAAAGGCATCAGAAACTCCCCTTGAGCATGTAGGCGCAGAGCATCAACGTACTCAGCATGTTGAGATAACCGAACAGCTTCCCGAGGTCGCACAACGGCGTCATGTCCATGTGCAGATTCCAGGTACCACCCGGCAAAGGCAGGTTCACGTTCACATCAGGAAGACACTGCGCAGCGAAGCCCATGTCATCGACGTTCGCGAACTTCTGCCCCATGTCCACCTGCTCAGCACCACCAGGCGTAGGCAACTTCCCAGCGAGAGGGTCCTGCCCATTGGCAAGCTTCGCGCCGAGATCCGTCGAGTCATCATGCTTCTGCAACTCGCACCGCGTGTTCCACTGCTGCTGCAACATCGCACAGCTGATCGCATCACCAGAGCAGCTCGGCGGCGAACCACACTCGGCCCCACCACTCACCGAATCATCCTTGCACTGCACCGCCTGCGGGTTCTGCGCGCAGTACTGCTGCTGAGGCTGCGTGGAAGTCGTCGTGCACGTGTTGTTGGTCGCTGGACCGCTGGCCGTCGGCACACTCGACGCAGCAACCTGCACCGAACCGCACTGCACCGTGCGACCACCACCACCCACCACCACAACGGTCGTCGTGCACGTCTGCCCGTCGCACGTCGTCTTCGACGTCGTTGTGTCCGGCGGCGTGCCAGCAGGTGCGCTCGCACCAGTGCCGCCCGTCTGCTCAGTCGTCGTCCCGTTGCTCGTCGTCGTTGTCCCACCAGGTACAGCAGGCGAGCACACATCGGCACCATTCACCTGCCCATAGAACCGACCCTGCGCAGCACACACCTCAGGCGACGGAGGCAACTTCGTGATGTCAGTCGCATTCGACATCTCGACATCGAGCGTGATCTGCGGCCAGTTCGTCATGTCACACGATTTACCGCTCGCGGCACCAGCTCGACCACCACTCGTGTATCCCGTCACTGAATTCGGGTTCGGATACGTCACCGTCACGCCGCCCGGATCGTACTGACACCCCTTGATGCAGATGTAATCCGGCGCACCTGCCTGCGTCGATGCGGTCGTGTAACCCGCGCCCTTGTACTTGTTCAGCAGCGACGGGTCAGCACAATTCGGAGGCGGCGGCGTATCCGACTTGCACGTGCCATCGGGCTGCTTTGTGTAACCAGCCGAACAACTCGACTGCATGTAGACCGTACCGAATGCGTAATGCTGCCCCGGCGCAGTGAGAAAACAAGTTCCGGTCCCACCATCGCTACTGAACTCAACCTTCTCAAACACCGCCGTAGACTGAGCCTGACCGGACGAGATCAACACGGCCAAGTACGCCTTACATGAGTCAGCAGCAGAACCGCTCACGTACGCCCCGTTTGCCAAGGCCCACTGATGCCCAGTCGTATCAATAGCCCAACTCGGGCCACAGACAGGTGCTAAAGCCAGTAACGCAAGAGCCCGGCGGAGAGCGATCCAGCTGCGCGCAGGACGAAAGAAAAATGACCAGGGCATAGCTCACCACCCTCACGAGAAAAGAATCCATCCAGCACCCGCTATCGCAACGAGAACGAAGTAGCCTTCCATCACACCCTCCAATGAAAACGGGGACCGAAGTCCCCGTCGCACACCTGGCACGGGGATACCCCCGGGCTCGATCACTTGATCGGGCGCTTGACCCAGTTGTAGATCGCCACCACAGCAGCGATGCCCAGGATCGCAACACCGATGGCACCGATGGCAGTCAGACCACCCTTCAGCGTATCGGTCACCGCGGTCACATCCACGGTGCTACCGCTCGTCTGCGCCATCGCCGCACCCGAAGCGATCACAGCAACAGCACCAGCACCAACCTTCTTCAGAAAATCCTTCATGGCTCTACTCCTCTTCACGTTGATAAATGGCCCGCACAGCGGACCGGAACACGAAAGCGAGACCCCAGAGACCGAGCATCGCGCTTCCAATCAGCGCACCGTCGCTCACAGACAGCGGCGGCAACGCATGCAACAGCGCCACCTCATCAGCGGTCAGCAGCAGATAGCCCGTGCATGACGATGCAGGCGAGCCATCGAGCTGAAACTGACCGTTGACGAGCTGCACGCACTGAGCCATCACCGCCCCCTGATCGCAACCACGTACTTGCGCGCAAAGCGCTTACGATCCAGCCGACGAGCAGCTCGAACGCAACCGAGGTAGGCCAGAAGGCGGAGCAGCATCACTTCGCCTTCTCGCCTTCAACCACGCGCTGCAACGGAACGATCTGCGTCACCAGCTTCTGCTCACCGTCCTGCTTGCCATTGCTGGTCACGACCATGCTGAGCTCCGCCAGAAACGGGAACGGGTTGTTGATGATCTTCTTCACCACCTCGGAGTTCTCGCACTTCAAGGCCTGCGTGAAGCAGCCCTTCGAGCCCTCGCCACGCAGCTCCACATCGGCGTAGATCGTGCCGGTGTCCAGCTGCTTGCCTTCCATGTTCCCTACCCACGTCTTGGCGCCACGAACCGTGACGCGTGCTTTCATTTCCATTGCTCACTCCTGGTATCTCGGCACAGGGTCGTGCGTGCCGTACACGTGCCTCGCCAAGGCGGATTTGTGCAGCTGCGCCGGAACGCCCTGACGGCGGATCGCTACGACGAGTGCGGCGAAGTCTTCGTTGTTCGTGCGCAGCTCGTAGTCCACGGTCGGGCCGAACTGCTGCTTCATGTGGGCGAGCTTTCGCTCGCGAACGATGGCGTCCTGCTGATCAAGCGCCTCGCGCTGATCGGTCGGCACCCGTTGCGGGTCTGCCGCCATGAAGGCCTCCAAGGCCTTGTACGCACCGGCAAAGTACCGGTCACGCTCCATCACGATCGCGTGCGGAATCACGCGATCCTTGTTGCCGAACTCGATCTCGATACGGACCCATTCGCTGTCCTGCTTGCCGAGCTGGCGCCCCTTCTCATAGGCCCGCAGCATCTTCCCGTTGACGCGCCGTCCGATCTCGAACGTGCGTCCGCCGGAAGCCTCTGCGTTGGCCACGCCGCTCTCAACGCGGCGGTACTTCGGGATTCGACCGCCAGCGTTGAACTCGCCGGCGAAATACATCTGCTCCACCTGGTCGATGCTCACCTCGCCCTGGCAGAAGTCCATCGCCAGGTCGCAGCGCGTGATACGCGCATCGAGATCCTGCATCGTCGCGTACACCGCCGACCAGTCCTGCACAACCACGCAGCCCTGCCCCGACAGATCGACCAGCATCGTGCCGCCGACACTCTCCCCGCCGCACGCAACGATGCCGAGGCGAATCGCCTCGCCGTTCACGAACGCCATCAGATCATGGCTGAACTCGTAGCCCCGGAAGCCGCGCACGCTCGGCTTCATCGTCACAGGGATCGCAAACCAGAGGTGAAAGTACCGGCGCAGTTGCTCCAGGGCGTCGCCGATGCTGCCGTCAGGCAGGAACGTGAACCGCAACCAGTCCACGATCGCCCCTGCCTGGCGTTTGGCACTTTCCCCCCGTATTACCGGACGGGGGGAAGCGCCCGCGCGACGCGCGTCCGTCGCTGACGCTCCGTCCCGCGACGCGCAGGCGCCCTCCTCCACGGCACTACGTGTGGAAGCGCCATGCACCGCGTACGCGGCGCTGGTGGGATCGAGATGACGAGCTGGAGAAGGACGAAGACGCATCAGCAGCACCGATCCGCAAAAACATCGGGCAGCTCAGCATCGGCACCGACGTAGCTGTGCACGAGCTCAGACATGCGACGAATGCACTCGTAGCGATCGCTGTAGTAGCTGATGGGGATGTCACGGCAAGAGCCGAGGACGTGGAGGATTTGTGCCTGGTGCGGGTGCTGAAGCCCGCCGACCAGGTCAAGCTGCCTGTGGTCTCTCTGCTGCATCGTTTATGCTCCCTTAGCCAACAACAGCGCACCAACCACGCCATGACCAACGACGCCGCGCCGCACGGCACCGACGAGATCGTCAAAGCTTTGGGACTCAGGGAACAGATCGACACCGCCGATGTACTGGCCATCTGCATCATCATCGGCAAGGCGCTCCAGACCATCGACAAGAAGAGCCGGGAACGCGCGGTGACCCGCCTGGCGAACATGGCTGAGAAATGCACCAACGCTGAGATGCGCCAGATGCTGCTCGCCGTCGCCACTTCGCTGGACGACTTCGACCCAGATTTCTGGGCACAACTGAGGCAGCAGCCGCATGGTTAACCTCTCCCCCGGGTAAACCGGTTATATTTCCGGCGTGGTCGCCGCTTCTGGCTAAGTCATTTTTGACTAGGCCGTAGGGTAGTCAGATTTGACTAATCGAAGCAAATAGGAGTTGTTTATGAGCTACCAAGAATTGATAGCGCGAGCCCTACACGGGCGAAGTGTGAACAGGGCAGCGAAGGACTACGGCGTGCCCCAAAAGACATTCGAGCGATACGTGAAAGCGATGTCGCTACCGGACTTCGATTTGGCTCTACGCATGGCACGCGAGGCTCAAATCGACGAGGCAGAAGCCTTCAAAATTTTGGCCGCGGAAGCTGCAGCTCGGAAGGGCCTTACTGCAAAAATTGCAGAGGGTTTTAAGAAGCTCGTATTACTCGCGAAGCCGCGCCGGGACTTGATTCCGGCGTGGTAATACGAGCCTTTAAGCTTCGCTCACATACGATAGATTACGCGTCATAGTGAGCGAAGCGAGGCCCCCAAAAATGGGGGTCGAAAACAGAAACCGTCGGACTTACCTGACGGTTTTTTTTCGCCCATGAAAAACAAAACAAAACGCTGGGCCAATCCAGCAGAGTTTGAGTATTACGCCCGAGCCTACTCGCTCAACACGCTCGCTCGCATCCTCCGGCGCACGCCCCGGACCGTTCGAGACTGGCAGCTCGGCAACAGACCAATCCCCAGCTGGGCGCCGGAGGTGTTGCGCCTACGCATCGTTGAAGCGGAACAGTATCGACGGCAGCTCGACTACATGCGGATGGACAAGCGGAGACAGAAAATTGCGCCAGCAGATCCTCGAGGCGCAACTTCCTGCGGTCGAACGAGCTGAGGCCTTCGACCTGGTCGCGTTGGCCAGTTCCCGATCGTGGCAGAAAATTGCTCCTGGACCACAACCGCGGCGAAAAGCGGGCTTGCAAGAGAGGGGGTGTTTGCATGTGGCCGGCCCTGTATGTGCGTACCTGGTCGAACCCGCTGCTCGGTCCCGCGAGCCGCCTTCCAGGCGACAACCGCCCTGCACCTGGTCAACGCTCCCGTGTCCCCGGAGGGGCCCCCTCTACCCTTCGTCAACGGCGCGGACACTCCCGACGCTAGACGCTAACCCTCAGGAAAGGCCTCCAGCTCATCGACACGGCGAGGCCTACCCGAACCTATCACCGTGCGCTTGCGAGGCTCCTGCGGCGTTTCTGACGGCCTTGCGACGTCCACCACCATACGCACCTCCTGCGGCTGCGCGGCCGGAGCTGGTGCGGGCTGCTGAACCGCCTGCACGCGCTCCTGAACCTTCGGCGCGCGAGCATCAGCATCGAACGACTCGAAGAAGCCGCGCTTCACCACCTGGTCGCAGATCTGCGGCGTCGTCTCCAGGTGCGTGCCCTGCTGTGTCCAGCACTCGCACTCCCCGCGAATCC